GAACCACCGACATTTGCTTTATAAGAACAACGCTCTAACCGACTGAGCTACAGTCGCGTGTGCTACTCTTTTATAATAGCCTAGATCTAGCCTTTTTAAAAACATATAGTAAAAAAAAGATACCATTTTGTTGCTGTTAACAAAATGGTATCTTTTATCTTCTAAATTAGAATTTTGAGATTACCTATTTCTTAGTGCTCTTCTTCCTAGATTTCTTTGAATCGCTTCTACTCCTCTTTTTGTACCTGCTTGAACACCAACCTCAGGACGCTGACCTTTTACTTCAGTTCCAAACATAGCTGCTTTCTTAGCTTTAACCTTTAGATTTTCTTCTTCTTCTGGGGTTTTAGGTTTCGTAGCGTCCTCTGTTCTACCTATCTTTGCTATGACTGCATCTTTTTCGGCTTTATTTTTTTTATTTCTTTCAAGCAATATTGATAATACATCATTATATGTTAAATTAGAGGAATCTTCTCGTGCTGCGGCTGCTTTGCGTGCTGCGGCTGCTCTGCGTCCTTCATTTCCTCTTATAAATCCCTGCTGCATAACTTGGGGATTAACTTCTTCTCTTCTTTCCCTACTCGCGCTAACTTTATCTGATTCTTTTTTGGAGGCGGCGAGGAGTTTGGCTTTTTTTTCTGGTGATATTCCTTTTTTTTCAGCTTCGTGGCGTAATCTTACAGCTTTCTCTACACCTTCATCTTGTCTGTCTTGACTTTTTGGTTCTGGGATTGGAGATACTTTACTACCTCCAGAACCTCTATCAGCTTGCTTCTTTTTAAGGCTACGCTTCATACCACCTTTCTCTCTTCCAGTTAGAGGTTCCTTAGCTGTTTCAGGAGAAGGTGATTTACTACGGAAAGGATATTTTCTTCTTTGTTCTGTAGCCCCTTCATAATCCTTTCCAAAGCGTCTTTTATTTCTTTCTGATTCTACTGCTTTTCTAACTTCTTCTTCAGATTTACCTTGGCCTCTTAATTTATCAGCCATGATTTTATCAGCTTTGGCTTCTAAAATACTTGATATCAATTCATTATTGTAATAATTTTCGCTCATTTTAATCACTCTTCTTCCTTTTTAACTTTTTTCTTAGTTATTTTTATTTCTTCCTTAACCTGTACTACTTCCTCTACTTTGGCTGGTTCTATAATTTTAATAGGCTCTACAGTAACTTTTTTTTCCTGTAAAGCGGCATCTCTAAATTTTTTAAGTGTTCCCATTATCTTCTTCCTCCGCGAGCAGCTTTTATGGCATTAATTCTTGATCTAAAAGTCTGTATTTTTGTTGGTCTTATAACTTTTAATTTGCCCATAAAGCCCTCTTAGTTATATAGACAAGAAGCCCACAAATTTTGTGAGCTTCTTATTAAAAAAATTATTTAACATTATCCAAAACCCAATCAACCAAACTTAATTTATTTATTGAAGGGTATCGGCCTTGTATTGTTTTTAAGGCACACTGTAGAACTAACAGTTTTTCCTCCAACTTCATTCGTGGGTGTAATCTTATTCTCTCCCCCGACATGAATTTCCAGTACTTTACTTGCTGTTTCTTTTTGTTGCTTTTCTTCATTTTTGTTAAAAACCACTGGCCTGCCATCTAAAAAGTTTACCTTAAACATTGGCTTCTTTTTGGAAGATGTTTGAAGCATACTTTCAGCTAATATAGTTGCTATGTTATTTTTTATGTATCTTGCTACATTTCTTGCCCCATACTCATAAGAATACGAGTTATCAATAATATAGTCTATAAGTTGATCAGTTATTTCTACTGGGTATTTAGATAGTTTAATAGTTACAATCTTCTTCACATCTTCCTTCGATAAGGTATTGAAAAAGATTATATCATCTATTCTATTTATGAACTCTGGATTAAACTTCTTTTTAATAGATTCAAAAATAGTATTTTCTATGGCCTTTCGGCTAGGCTCGTTTTTTCCAAATCCAATACTATTGTATTTGATTTCAGAAACTCCTTGATTTGATGTAAAGATAAATAACGATTTGCTGAAGTCCAATATGTTACCCATATTGTCCGTACAGGTTCCATCATCCAATAAGGATAGCAGGAAGTCTTGAAACTTACCATCAGCCTTTTCTATTTCATCAAACAGAAATACCCATTTATTAGATATCTCAGCCTTTTCCTTCAAAAGGCTCTTATCAGTATGCCCAACATATCCCGGAGGTGATCCAATCAGTTTGGCATACTCATGTGCTCCTGCATATTCTGCACAATTGATTTTGAAGAAATTACCGCTAAACTTTTCTCCTATGATCTTTGAAAGTTCTGTTTTCCCTACTCCAGTTGGACCAACAAAGAAGAATGTGGAGAAGTTAGATAACCCTGCGGACATCAACTTTAGATGCTTGATTAAAACCTCTACGGCGTGGTCTTGACCTACAATCTTATCTTTTATATCCTTCTGCAACTTAGTAAACCCATCCAAACTTTTAATGTTTGGGGTGTTTGGATTCACTTGTCTGACAATCTTTTTCTTTGTTTCTTTGGCTAACTTTAATTTTAGATTAGCAGCAAGATTCTTTAAGAATTGATTTGGCTCCTCAAAATTTGTCGTTTGCATAAACTTCTCTGTATTGAGGTCTGTGCAAACAAAGTCTAAGGATAGCGGTGGATATGCTGATGTGACAGCCAAATACATATTAGCTATCAACATTTGATAGGATTCGGAATCTTCACCTTCCGAATATTCTTCTATGATCTTGTCATAGTCCACGATTAGTTTCTTAGATACAAACTCTTTGTATTCGTGATATACAAAAGCAGATTCTATCTTAGATATCTTTTCTCTGATTTGAGTGTAAAGTTCTTGTTCTTCTTGTAAGGAAAGAACCTTAACCTGAAGAACAAGATCCACTGTTTCACAGACTAACTTGTATGTGTTTGAATCACTCATCTATCATATTGTCCAGTTCAGAAAACACAGATGTGATTGAGCCACTTGCTTTTGTTTTTTCTGGTGCTGATTCTTCATTCAATTTACTCATCAAAGTAATAACTTTAACTGTATATTGTTTTGAAGATTGAGCCACTTTAAGACAATCCACCATTAATGCTTTAGAAACATTGTCTGCTGGATTCTCTTCCACACGCACCCTGAAATAACGGTGTGCATCTAAAGCTAATTGTCTATCCTCTTCGGCTTCCTCAATTAGTTTCTTAGCTATCTTCTGTATTCGTGTCTGGGCGAAGTGTTGTGTTTTGGGAATATATGTCGTAACCATAACTAGCCCTCCATTCAATATTATCTAGGTATTCTGCCATCTTTACAGTGCAGTAATAATCAGTTAAATCTTTAAACTGCCAAAATGGCATAGGGATACCATCTTCGGTAATTGAAAATTCTACAGGCTCCCATTCAAAGATTAAATGGGTATCCAAAGGTTCATTGTTCGTTTGGTTTTCGTTCATCATCATCCCTTAAAACTTTTTCTACTTCTTGAAAGGTATTTCGCCAATCCTCCGAGGAGGAGCCTTTATCTCCTTTTACCCTCGGAGGTTGGCGACGAGGTTTAGGCTTAGGGCGTTTATTACCACCATATTTATAACTATCTTCTGAGTTACGCCTAAAAGTCTTTCCCATTTCAGTCAGCAGATTGAATAAACTCTCTAAAAGCTTCCTCACGAGAAATGCCTCTTTGCAACTGCTCCTTGGTCATTCTAAACCTTTTACCAGTTGCTTCGGTATATTCCTTAATTGTGGAATACTTACAGGGAGTATTTTGGGTATTCTTAACTTGTGTATTTGAACTAGGTTGAGGTGTTTGCATAATATTTTTCTCCTTGAACAGATCCTTAAAAGCAGAATCAATAAGGGACTCCAATTGTTTGTACAAATCTTGTTCTCTCATGGTGTTCCCTTACTTAAATTATAGTAGTGTTCTTCCCTTTATTTAAATAAATTTAATTAATTCTCGTATGTGTTGAAATGCTTGTTCTTTATTATTTTTTAACATTTCAATAAAATCTTTAGATTGGAACTTCTTTTCTGTGCCAGAAACAGTATACCATGCACCTGATCTCTGCACTAAATTATCCTGTTCTAGCAAAGGTAAAAGTCCTGTAAAAGGGCTAATCCCATCATCGTAAATTAATTCAAACTCGCATTCCTTAAAAGGAACAGATACTTTGTTTTTCGTATTCCTTATAGATCCCTTAATGCCTATAACCTTGCCTGAGTCATCCTTAATTAGGTCTGAGGTCTTATTAGAAATGGTCTTTAGATTAACCCCGAGATAGTATTCTAAGGATTTACCTCCCGCTGCCATTGTGTCTGGGCTACCATACATTACACCTACTTTATTTCTTATTTGGTTAATTATAACTAAGGCAACCTTGTACTTACGCATCAAGGGATTTATCTTCCTTAGGCAGGATCCTGTGGCTTTGGCCCTTACTGCTCCCTGCATATTATTGGCTTCATAACCAACAGCTTCGTATTCTGCCTTAGAAGGGCTTACCGCAATACTATCATAAACCACGACTATCGGAGTATCCTTATCAGACTCCCTTATAGATTTTATGGTGTCTTCAATTACATTGAAACAATCTTCAAGAGTTTCTGGAGCAGCATAAATTAAAGTTTCTGGATTTAACCCCAATTTTTCAGCAAACTTAGGGTTATAAGCATTTTCGCTATCGACAAGCATTGTATAGTATTTCAATGCTTGCGCCTCTCTTAAAATGTGAGTAGCAAATACAGTTTTAGCTGTAGATGCTTCCCCATGAATTTGAGTTATCATACCTACAGGAACTCCTTTAGTATAATCCCCAGATATGATTTTATTCAATGCATAACTACCAGTAGGTATAAACCCTAAGTCGGTAGTTGTGTCAGACAGCAATCCTGCGTTTTTTAGTTTTTTCAAAACTGATTGATCCATTAAATTCTCCACTGTAAACCACATTTGTGATTCCGTACTTGTTAATTAAAGCTTGGCAAAACTTACAAGGCTTTGCCAAATTATTGTTTTTTCTGTAAATGTAAATGGTAGCACCGTTTAGATCTAAACCCATTCTAATAGCCTTATAAATGGCGTGCCCCTCTGCATGAAGATTCATGTATTTACCTGATCCAAACTCGGGATGTGTCTTCATGATGTTATGAGCAGCAGAAAGGATCTTATTGCCTCTAGCAATAGCAGCTCCTATTTTAAATCTAGATCTAGACTGATAAGCTTGTTTTTTGGCTACACGCATCGGCGGCGGGACATCATCCATAAAAAAACTCCTACCAACTTATTAGAGTTGGTAGGAGCCAATAATTACCTTTTTTTTCAGTATGTGACATACTGGATCTTATCCAACGATATGTCCCAATAACTATTAAATTCATATGCCATGCCTGAATTGCCCCAAGGATGTTCTATCTGTGGGAATGCACCAGACTTGAATGTTAGCTCAACTACACCATCAGGGTCTGTAAAAGTTTGTAGATAGAATGGATGCTGTATGATACAAACAGCTTCTGTCCAATAGTTAGGCTGTAAGCAGACACTCCACTCCGTAAAATCTATACCACCACTATCTCCTTGGAAGTCTAGCGTACCATCAAAAGGAGCAATATATCCGTAGAAGCAGTCATCTATTGTTATACTAGGGAGTTGTGATAGGGCTAACATATTACCACCCTCTGTGGTTGCCCAAGCCCAAGTATACCAATTAAATCCCCAAGGTAGGCCGTTCAATGGATTTAGTGTTCCGGGGTTGCCAATCTCATTTGTGGGATCGTTCCAGAAATGGGTTGGATGCAAGTTCTCATACTTGCCTGCCCAACTTATATGCCACCGCAACTGCAATCTAACTTCCCGTAATGGAGCAGTGCCTGTGTATGCAGGGAATCTTAGGAACTTAAGATCACACTCTTGATCCTGACCGTAGTAGAACCAACAATCTTGAGTTCCTTGTAACTCTACAAAATCGTAATCCAAACCATTTGTCGTAGTGGCTGGATGGCTCTGTGGAGTTACCTCAACAATCCGGCCTCTCCTGACCTGAGAGATTAGAACAGGGACTGCCACCATTAATGCTATAACTACACCTAGTAAATATTTTCTCATAATTTCACCTATTATCTCCAGATCCTTTAATCTTATTGCGATTCATTCTATCCTGTAGTTTTATAATGTTGTCTGAGGCTACTGTGTTCATGTCTAGATCCAAATCCGAGCAGACTGCTGCAATATACCAAAGTACATCACCTAGCTCTGATCTTATCTGTTCTTTATCTTCAGGAGAGAAGAAACCTTGTGAATCTCTAAGTACTTTTTTAACTTTACCACACACTTCTCCTGCCTCAGATGCAAGACCTAGTGTAGGGTATAGGATTCGATCCTTATAAATTGCGTATTGTTTAGCTTGTTGTTGGTATTGACTAAAGTTCATATTGGTATTAGAGTGAGGTTGGTTACTATTTTCTAAATTATATAGGTAATCATGATTTATTTTTTTTATACCAATCCTCATAAGGTCCTGTAGGGCATTTAACATCTTCAACGACACGAGTATATCCATTAGAAGACATTAAATGATATATCAAGTTTTTTTGTGTCGGACCTATTAAGTATGAATTATGTTCTATGGTAAATAGATTAACATCCCATTTTAAAAATGGAAAACTTGCTAGAACATTATATTCATGACCTTCTATGTCTAATGACATATAATCTATACTAGAAGGACATTTTGCTAAGGTTAAAATAGAATCTAATAAATCGCAAGAAACAGAATTATAAACACTTCCATTTTGAGATGGATAAGTATTAATTCCATTAAATACGCAAAAACCAGAATAAGGCATTACCGCTTTATTTGTAGTTTTACAAGATCTATTTTTAATTAGGTTTGCATAAAAATTAGGATTTGCTTCTATACATAAACCATCCCAAAGTAGTTCTTTTTCTAAGAAATAAGTGTTACTGGATTCGACTCCATCATAAGCACCAACATCTACGAAAAATCCATTCTTTTTATCCTTAAGAATATTTCTAACCCATACTTCTTGCCCTGCTTGATTATAAGAGTTCATGTTATTGCTTAGGGACCCAAAGGTCCATAAATCCTCCTGATATATTAGAATTTTTTAATTCGTAATTAATTGATTCAAAAAATTTATTAAACTTATTAGGTGGACATACCAAAGGATAACCATGATTTAAATTTTCAATAAAAATTATAGGTTTATTTCTTAATATCGTATCCCTTGCACCCTCTAAGACCTTTAATTCGTGATTCTCAACATCTATTTTAATCATAGTTACTTCATTAAGATTTAATGAATCTAAAGTGACTTTATTAACTGTCACTCCCACATCTACTGGATTATGATTTGGGAATTTATCGCTCTCTAAAGTAAAACCTCCAAAATTAAAGTCTTGTGTATTATAAACTTTAGCTGTGCCCTCTTCATTACTTAAAGCATATTCTTTTACAAGAATATTCATACCTTCTGTATTAGACTTTAATAAATGTAAATTGACTGGGACTGGCTCAAATGATATTACTTTTGAGCTTTCTAAAATATTAGCAAAAAATATTGAATGATTTCCTACATTTGCTCCAATATCTAATATTACTTTGTGTTTTGGGTAATTTTTTAGAATCCATTCTAAAAAATCAACCTCATAAAATGTTCCTGTATTTATGACCGCATAGCCTATAGGATCGTTAGGAAACACATTAACTGACATTTTAAAATTATTGTATTTTAATGGATATCTCATTTTGTTATTACCTCAAATCTAGGGCATGGTACAATAAATTTCCCACCATTATAAAGATAATTAGATTCTCTTTGGCAAAATTCATTAATGAAGTGCCAAGGTAAAACTAACATATAATCAGGTTTTTGCGCTCTAACATACTCTTCAGAGTATATAGGAATATTTGTTCCTACAGTTTTATGCCCATATTTTTGTGGTTGTCTTTCTGCTATTCCTTTAATTAAAGTATGATCTAATCCAAAATATTGAAGTAGAGTATTTCCTTTTGTCGAAGCACCATATGCCCAAACTGATTTACCAGCAGCAACTTCAGTTTTTATAAAGGATACCGTTTGCTCCTTTAACTTTAGCAATTTTTTGTACCAATTTAAATAAGTATCTGGATTTTTTAAGTCATACAATTTTTCATTATTTAATGTAGCTTGAACCCTAAAATTACACACATCTCTATAGGGGGATGTACCAAATAATGTAGGATCAGCAATATTTTTTTGTATGTAAATTCTAAAACTTCCTCCGTTGATATCATTTAATTGACAATCAACAATCTTAAAATTAGTTTTATCTAATAAATATTTCATGGTTTCTAATGAGTAATACTCCAAATGTTCATGACAAATATTATCAAATGCTAATTGATCTAACATCAAAGGAAGATAACTCATTTGCACAACCCACAAACCATTATCATCTAAAGACTTATAAATATCTTCACAAAATTTGATTGGATCAGGCAAATCGTAAAACATTGCTATCGAAGTTATAACTTTAGCTTGTTTATTTACTTTTTCTTCATATGCTTTATAAGTAAAATAATCGTTAATTATAATATTAGCATGATCATATGCTTTTTGGCAATTATTTTCTGCTGGATCAAATCCAACAGAAAAAATAAATTTTGGTACAGCGGATAATAATGTACCATCGTTACACCCAATATCAATCCAAACATCATCAGATTGTAATTTTACAAGACTTTGTATATTTCTTACTAATCCATGAAGTTCATCTGTCATTGTTTTATTAGTTCCAGAATGATACCAATATCTTTTATACATTTTATCAAAATCAGCAGTATCTTCTAATTGAACTAATCCTGATTTAGTAGATAAACAAAGACTCAGTGGAGTTTTTGCTGCTTCATCAGCATTAGACTCCATAGGTATAAAATCTGAAACATAAATATTCCCTAAAGAAAATAGTTTTATTAAATCGTCATTTTTTTCTATTCTGCACTTCATAAATAATCCCTTCGTAGTTTTTTAAAAAATTATCCTCTGACCATTCATTTTGTAATTCTAATACATTAGAATTACCAGAGTCAATTGCATGTTGGATATTTGTATTTATTATAGACGGTAATTTAGTTTTTACATGGTTAAATTGATACGATTCAGAAATAATAATAGGTTTACCTGCTGCTACAGCGTAGTCTATTGCAGAAGATGGACCCATACCAAAATTTTGAGAATATAAAAATATGTTTACATCATTTTCAGACAAAAAATTTATTTGTTGTTGATCTGAAATATATTCGGATGTAATATACAACTGAATTTGAGTTTTCTCAAGAGTTTCTTTTGCCCATATTTTAAATTTATCAAATTCATTTTTAGTGCCATCACTAGAAAAATGAGCTTTTGTTATGTGTAATCTAATTATTGCCTTCTCATATTGTTGTTTTACAATATTTATAAGCTGTGCAAAATTTTTATGAGGAAAATAAAAACCAAAAGATCCTATCGTTGGAATTTTATTTCTAGAAGAATTTTTTAATGCATAACCGAATAAAGGTCTAACGGATGTAAACCATTTTGAATTAGTTTTCAAAGTTGGGTCTAACGCAATTCGAAAATCAAATCCATCTATTTTATACCCTAGATCAATTTCTTGTTGAACTACATCATGGCATAATGCTAAATGTTGGATATTTGGATATTTCGTTTTTATATTTTTTGCCCAAGGCATCAAACCCTCTGTATAATTATAAATTATACAGTTTGGGTTGAAAGTTTTTATACTTTCATTCAAATCATCTAAAGAATTACATTCACAATATATGAAATTGTATTTTTTACTATTCTTTAAAATATTGAACATTCTAACCCCATGAGCATAAATCCCACAAAGTTTACTTATTTTATGATTAATCAATAGTATTTTTATCATTTTCAATCATATCCTTTACCATATCTTCAAAGGAAATTTGTGGTTCCCATCCTAAGTGGTTCTTTATTGCAGTGTAATCACCCCTTTGAATGCCTACTTCTGTTGGTCTGTAAAGATTTTTATTTATTCTTATTGCTACATAAGCATCTGGAACATAAATTTCATATTTTTCATTTAAAGGATTTTGATCATCAATCCACTTTCCGTCAATAGATGCTGTTTGGAACGCAGCATGAACAAATTCTTTTATAGTCCTAGTTTTTCCACTTGCTAAAATAAATTCTTTTGGCGATTCTTGTTGGAGCATCATCCAAATCCCTCTAACCATATCTCTTGAGTCAGACCAATCTTTATGAGCGTAAACATTACCTAAATCAAATGAATGGGTGACTTCTCCAGTGCTTTCCAATTCAACTAATATTTTAGCTATATTTTTAGTTATTTTTCTAGTAACAAATTCAATACCTCTTTTTGGCCCTTCATGATTAAATAAAGTACCATGAATTGCAAATAATCCGTAAGATCTTCTATACACATCAACTAAATGTCTAGCTGCTGTTTTAGAGACTCCATATGGGCTTACAGGAATGAATGGATGTTTTTCATCTTGTGGTGAATATAGGGTGTCACCAAATTCTTCGGATGATCCGGCTGAGTAGAATTTACAGCTAGGTGAAAATTTCCTAATTGCCTCCAAACATTTTAAAACACCCAATGTATTTACATTAAATACTTGTTCTGGGGTTCCCCAAGAGGTTCCAACAAAACTATTAGCAGCAAAATTTATAAAATAATCAGGGCGTATATCTTGCACTATATTATCTAAAGAAGTTTGATCAGTTATGTCTCCAGCTACTAAATTAAATTTTTTATTACTTTTGATCTCATTTATATTATCCGTGTTTGGATTTGATCCTCTTTTGTAAACTCCATAAATGAAGCAATCATCCTGAGTATTTAATAAATACTCAGCTAAATTTGATCCATCTTGCCCCAATATACCAGTAATTATAATTTTTTTCATAGTTATGTTTTTCTTTCTGTTATTCTTGAATCAGGAAAAAATTTTTCTTGCAACTCTTTCTTAGCAATAAATCTTTTTCCATTACAATCATCAACTTCTTTGGCCGAGATTAAATCATATCTTGCTTTTTCTACGGCATCAAATGTTTTTTCATTTGCTTCATATAACTTTTTATATTCTTCTGAGTTTATTATAGTATCAAATAAAGTTATTAATTGTAACTCTAAGTGATTTTTACATTGCTGCCAATTATGCAAATTTTTGGCATTTTTATTTTTTTTAACTTCTAAAATTGCTAAATAATCAAATGCATAACATTCATCGACTAAAAGATTGATCATACTAGTATCATATTTTTTTTGTTAGGGAAATCAGTCAACCTATTTACTTTGTCCACTTCTTGAATTATTGATTTATTTGGTAACCCAACTGCTACCGCAAGCCCAAATGTACTGTTAGAAATAACTTTTTCACAACCTGAAATAATTTTTGCAACATCTAATGCAGAATTAGTATCAAAAAATTCTATTTTTGTGTTGAAAGTCCACTCAAACAAATCATGCTCTTTTCTGCTACCTAAGAAAACACCGTCTTCACTAATAATAGATCTATTTGCAGCCAAAAAAGTATAAGCACCTTGATATCTTGGACTTCTAGTCACTGCAATTTTTTTTTCCAAATAAATTGGATCACCACAGTCTAACCAAGATTGATTAACATCGTAATCTGGTAATGAAAAAGATTCATGATAAGCGTTAAGTAAACAATGCTGTTTTTTTGGATTGTTTTGATTCATGAGTGTAAACCTCATTTTGTTTAAATTAAAATCAATATTTTCACCATTGTAAATTTTCACATCGTGAATATATGATTGATTTTTTAATAAGGGTAATAAAAAATCAAAACCGGAACGATTAAATTTTGTGGATCCCCCCCATATAGATAACTGCTGCTGACAATAAGGATCGTCTTTACCAGCTTCAATATCTAAATAAAGTGTCCCTCCTCCCAAAACTTTAATTACAGATAAAGAATATACTATATCTCCCAAATCCCCAGAGTGTTTGAATGTTTTCATCTATGCTCCCCTAATATATTATCACAGTATCGAGCACCAAAAACTTCAACAAATTTTTGGTACATATTTCCATCAGAACTTTCTGATTTATCATACCAACCACCAAAACCAAGCCAAGTTTTAGTCTTCATTACTAACTGCATACAATCAATATTAAATTTTATGGCAGGTGATCCTGTAAAAATCAAAAACTTCTTGTCTGCTTGTGATTTTTCTCTCCATAAAACATAACCGTTTGTTTGCATCCCTCTCATTATGACAGGGAATATTAAAATTTCTGATGTTGGTTGTTGTTTAATTTCTCTTTTGCTTAATTTATCCAACTCTTCCAGACAAGTATCATAAAGAATATTATCTGGGTTAAAATGCACTATGTACTCACCTTTTGCCACTCGAATACCCATATCTCTAAGTGAATGACCCCAATCATTATATCTTTTTTTAGTAATAGTTATTGTAGAGTTTGGAATGTTTACATCAGGTGTGGGTCTGCTTGTTGGGCCATCATGATAAATCAATACTTCAAAATCTTTAAAGGTTTGATTCTTTAAACATTGCATACCTTGAATAAAAGATTCGTCAGAGATTACTCCATCATAATGAGGAACAATGATAGAAAACTTATACTTATATTCACTCATGATGCTATCTCAATTGGTTTCCTCAATAGTTGCTCATAGATCTTAAGTCTATTTATAGCAACTTTGTTAAGATCAAAATTTTCTTCTGTTAGCTTATGAAGTCTTCTACCCATCTCCTCTCGATGATCTCTTTCTTTAGCTATCTTAGTCAATATACGCACCCATTCAGTTTTAGGTGCATCATGATCTATTAGGTATCCAGTCTCTCCATTTATTATCCATTCATCATAGCACCCAACATTAGAAGCTACCAAAGGAATTTGATATCTTCCACATTCTGCTACCTTAATCTCAGACTTGGAATCGTTAAACTCATTCATTTCTAATGGTGCTAATGCAACATCCATATTAGTAAAAAATGATCCATATCTATCTGTAGGTAATGCATAATGAATTCCAAAATTATTGTCCCTCTTCATATTACCTAGGAACTTAGCTTTGTAATTCTTCCAAACAGATACTTGCCAATCGTCTTTCTTTGTGTCTGGTGGAGGATGCCCATAAAAATCCCATCTGCAATTCTGTGGGCCTACACGCTGATTAACCATTGCAGGGACACCAGCAAATACATGGAGATCCTGCTCATGGTGAATCCCTCCTGCCCAACCAAAACGGCAAATGTTCTTCTTCAACAGAACCCTTTGCATATTCCAGCAAGGAAGATTATAATCTATTGAATTCTTTATAACTGCTAAGTATTTTGTACAGAATGGTTTTATTCTACTAGCAAACTTTTGTTGAGTTACTGAGACTAAATCTGAGTGATGATATATAAACTTAGTTATTTCTCCTAACCCTCGCTCTTGATAAACACCATACAATCTATGTCCTTTGTACAAATCAGTTAATAGATCATCTGTATCGTAGTGTACAAACTTGCCAAACTCTTTAGCCTTACCTACGATTCTAGCTGTATAGTTTCCACCGTAGTTACTAAGGTTACTAACCATTACTATATCAGCCCATTTCATATCCTCAAAAGGCCAATTAGGTATCCATTGTCCTGAACTGGGATCAACTCCCAAGGGGTTAAAGTTCATTCTAACTTCTACCTTATCAGGATATAATTCAGCAAGTTTTTTATATGGAACTATGGCCCTGTAATAAGCACAACCGCCTTCATTAGCAGGGCAAACCAATATTTTTAATTTATCACTCATAAAAAAAATAAGAGCAGGGAGGGTAAATCCCTGCTCTTATAAAAGTCAGTTATTTAAATCAATCATGCATTATTTCTTGATTTTTTTGCTTAACAATAACATCCTGAGATTCCTTAGGTGCCAAAGTGACTGCCTTAGTCAAGTCAATCACAGCCTCACGCAAGTCATCAAAATCAGGCACCTTTCCGTCTTGGTTCGGACCTTCAACTCCGGGGACAATTCTCCTAACAGCCGTTACAGTATGCTTGCGGAAGCGGCTGGATAGGAAGGGTAGAATGACGATCAGCAATTGCATCCACGGTGCTGATCCCGGAATCGTTGACCCAAAAACATTTGCAATTAAACTAATTACATTCGGTGAAAGTACCTCTTGTGTTGCATTAGCATCCAAAGTAACCACCATAGCACCTGCGGCATTTGTTAGATGATCCTTTGTAGTAATAACAGGTTGAGTACCTCGCCGTTCAAACTCGCCCTTTAATGCATCCCCAACATCACCACCTAGAGTTTCTATTGGAATCACTACCGATTGCTGATTTTTCAAGGATTCAGCAGTGACATTACTAGTTTCTGTAATAACAAGGGGTGCTACAGGTTGTTCAGTATGCCCACTTCCAAAAGTGAAGCCAGCACAACTAAACAGCCCAAAAGCAAGCAAGCCAACAATAACAAAGTTTTTCATTAATCAACTCCTTAGTTTAGAAATATAATCTCCACCTTCTTCTTCAGATTCTTCGTTGGGAGCATCTTTTTCAGAGGGGGTCAACTTACCTCCAATGGCAAGTGTTTCAGCAATTCTCTTAACCTCATCATACTCTTCCAACTTGACTAGACCATGGATATCGTGGAGTGTATCCATAACCTTTGCGATTTCAGCCTTTGTTCCCAAAGGTGAAGACTTTGGACGGGGCTGGGACTGATCATAGCGGGGCCATTGACCCTCCATATGCTTAACAATCTTGAAATCATGACCCTTCTCAATGTCAGTGATATCGCCAAAGTCTGAATCAATCATGGCCCCAACAATCTTCTGGAAGAGAATCATCCCGATGGAAAGAATCTTAACATCGTTAGTCTCTCGATCCAGAATATTCATGTAATATCTTGAACGAGGCTTGATTAGCCGTGCCAGAGCTTCATCTTCCTTCTTCGCAGTCTTCCAAAGACTGTAATAAAGATCACACAACGGGCAAGATTCGTTATGGATCTTGCGACAATGGACATTCTTTACTTGCCCATTTTCCATCGGAATTCTATGGATCTTAGTCTCAGCATAGAATTCTTTTTCTTCTGTCTTAGATGGTAGGATACGGATGGTATTGGATCCATCCTTTACCTGATAAAACTTCTTGATGAAGTCATCTCCTCCTCCACCCTTGTTCTTGCCCATAAGTTCTTCGTGCTTCTTACGAAGCGCATTAAGATCAATACCCATATTCAGTTCTCCTGTTATTTGTAAAGTTTAGTTTCTTCACGCTTGTTTGCGGACACCTGTTGCAGCATATCTTTCTTCTGCTCAAGTGCCCTAACCAAACCCTTCAATAGCTCGTAACGGAACGATAGCTCATTGATTAAGTTTAGGTGTTCTTTGTTGGTTTCGTCAGCCAGTACAGCATCATCAAGATCTTTGGCAGTTAATTTAGAGGTATTCTCAATACGAACATTCTTACGGAGCGTTGCCATGTACTGACCATGGTCAGTTTCGGCATCAGATAGCTTTTTCTTAGCTAGTGCCATTAGCGCATGGTAGTACGAGTATGTGGACGCTTGTTTCGATAGTTCAGAGTCTACACTAACATCGTCAAACTTCAACACATTATCAGAAATAATGTGGTAGTTTTCCCAAGTAAAGTTATCTAGTGATTTTTCTAAAGTTTGGCTCATTGTAGTGCTTTGTATAGTGCGGTCATGAATTTATAAGAGTAGTCAAGTAGATTTATTTTTATTTAAATTAGGATTTTTCAATAAAAAGTTAGCTTCTGTAAGAATATCTAGGTTTCCTAGTTGATCAACACTTAAATAATCTCCAGCCTCTCCAATTTTTTGTAAAATATTTGGATTAAACTGTCCAGAATCAAGCACCCCAAACTTAAAAGGTATTTTATAATAAAAAACACCATCTATGACATTTGTAATTGTATAATTATTATAGTTTTCAAATCCCCAAATACCAGATCTTTGTACTGAAAATCTACTTCTTTTTGTTTGTTTTCTAACGAAAATTTCTCTAGGATTAATATCACTCATTTTCTATACTCCTTACAGGGTCATCACACTCTGACATTCGAAGAATGTTATAGTCTACTTTAGCTGGAACCGTAAATCTAGGGACCCCGTTTCTAGACTTCATAATATATACTCTCATCATACCATTATCAAATTCTTCTTCAGTCTGATTTAAAGACATGGAGAAATCACAAGGGCGAATTTTACCATAAGAATCTCCAAGCTCGACATCCGTGATAATACTACGCATTCTACCTTGGCGGTTAGTTTGTGTCGCAGTCCAAATTAAAATATCTTGTTCCATGGCTAAACCACGAAGTTCTTCTGCAATTCGTTGCTGGGCTTGATACTCATGTTGAATATCTCTAGTGGAACGCAATAGTTCAAGATAATCAATAATAATAATTTGTGGGACAAAATCATTATGATTCTTAAGTTGAACAAGTAAACTTCTAATTGTATTGACTGATGCCATCAAAGTTGGGTATTCTTTAATAACCAATTTACCTTTGAACACAGTCTGAAACTTATCCAATCGTTCCTTTACAGTTAGTTGATGCTTAGGATCTTTCAACTTAGCTTGGGGGACTAGAGTCATGATTGAATCAAACCTCTGTGCAATCTTATCTTCACTCATTTCAAGAGAAATATAGAGCACATTGTGGCCGTCAATCAGAGCTTGAACACCTTGATTAACTAGATAAAGAGACTTGCCTACTCCGGGGGGTGCAACAACCATGGCTAGCTCCTTAGAACCTAATCCGCCTTCCAAAGATTTATCTATTGAAGGGAATACAGTTCTAAATTTTACCGATGTTTTATCCTTACTAAAAGTTCTAGTCCAGCGATCAGAAAAATCAGTAAAATAGTCTTGCCCAATATCTACTGTTTTACCAACTAGAAGTGCCTTCCTTACTAATTCCTCAACCTGCTCAACCTTGTTCTCCTTGATTAGAAGGATGCTTTCTGCAATAGCAGCTTTCATAGCTTCTTTCTTGGCAAACGATTCAATCAAATCAACAACATATTCTGAATTATTGATTGTTGAAGTATCCAAGGAGTTAATATAATTTAACTCATCTTCATAATCTGAGATATGTTCTCTAGATCCAAGATCTTTCTTAAGATCTTCTAAGATAAATACATCTGATGGTAGTGTATGATATTTATCATAGTAAGACTGGACTACAGTAAAAATCTTACTGTGACTAGGAAACTCAAAATACTGAGGTTTTACAAGTCCTACGATTTGTAGATAGAAATCGTTGTTGGACTTGAGGAAATAAAGTATTGCCCGTTGAATGTTCTCGTTGAATTGGTATGCCATTTCACTTCTTCTTCTTGGTTACAGAAGTATGTCTATTAGAGATATCCTCGGTTATTTTTCTTGACCTTTCAATTTTTTCTGAAGTCTCCTTATCAGACAACTTTTTAATTACTCCATCTTTAGCCATTTTTTCCCAATTAAAACTTACTTGTTTATATCTACCTTCTTTTTGGGAAAGTCTTTCCCCAGACTCTGCTATGGATCTTTTTAAGAATTTATTAGCTGAATCCTTGTCAAATCCCTTTGCAGCAAATTTACGATACCTTTGCTTTACTGTGTAGAAATCCATAGCACCTTTATTAGCTGCTCCACCACAACCATCATCGCCAAAACTAAAATTTATTTCACAGAAATATCTTTCACATTTAGCTTTGCACTGTTTACATTTGATTTTTTTGGGAGCCTTGCCTATACGAGCTTCTGACTCCCAAATAATCATACAATTTTCACAGTTGTATTCGTAGATAGGCATCAGGCACCACAGCCTCCTCCAACCATAGAACACGCTTGTCCATCAGCTACGCCAGTCTCTACTGAAGTTTTCATGTATTTTTCAATATTTTCAGTAGTGAGTGGGATTGCTGCTAGTGGTTCTTGCCCCTTAGAACCTGCACGATATACAGTTAACCCCTTCAAGTATTGTGCATATTCCAAAGAAGATTGATTAAAATCTTCAGGCTTGGCTGATGCTGGTAGGTTAATTGTTTTACTTATGCAGGAATCAATATACTTTTGAATTGTAGCTTGTACTTTAATATGCTCTTCTGGAGTTACATCGTAAGCACCTACGAATACATCTAACTTTTTATTTTGGTTATAGTACTCTTGGAACAAGGGGTCCACTACAACTTCTTCCTTCCAAACATTCGCATGTCTCCAACGACGATGATACATGGCAGCAAAAATAGGTTCGATTCCGCTTGATACACCATGCAACATAGAAATTGTACCACAAGGTGGTATTGTAAGCATTACAGCATTACGAATACCATATCTCTTGATTAACATACGGATTCTAGCTGGGAGTGTCTTGGCAAATTCTTCTCTTAAGTATAGACCAGATTCAAATGCAGGGAATGGAGCCTTGTCTCTGGCTAGATATACCGATTGCATATAAGCCTCGTCACGGATTGTTGAGAATAGTCTTTCTAGGAACTCCAAGCATTTCTCTGATCCATACCGTATACCGAGCTTGATTAGCATATAGTGTAACCCTGTTACACCCAACCCGATTCTACGAGAACGCTCCCCTACTTGCTTGCATTCTTCTGTTGGGAATGAATTTACAGTAAGAACATTATCCAAGAATCGAACACCTGTTCTTATTGTCTTTGCTAGTCGCTTCCAATCTACATCCTGTCCGTTTTCAGTAACCATATTGCTTAAGTTAATATTACCTAAGCAGCAATTACCATAACTAGGTAAACTAATTTCTCCACATGGATTAGTTGAATCCAACTTTTCGAAGTAAGAAACATTAGTATAACTATTAGCTAGATCAATATTGTAAATACCCGGATCCCCGCTTTCAACAGCGTTAGTCCAAATCTTATTCCATAAATCTCTAGCACGGAAGTCTTGCTTCCCAACAACCTCAAATTGATCCATCCAATGTTGCTTATGGAAATTATTTGCACGAGCAATTGCATCTTGCTCATTTAAAGCAACAACAGTTATATTTTCTCTTCTGTTCTGGTCAGTATTAAATCTAATTACATCATAACAATGATATTCCTTGTTATTAAATGTAAAATGCCAAGGTTCATTAAACTCAATAGCTTCTAAGAATCTATTAGTAATAGCTACTGAGATATTAAAATTAGTTAATTGCTTTTGATCTAATTTAACATGAAGGAACTCAAGAATATCTGGATGAGTTACATTCAGAATACCCATTAGAGCAGTTCTACGATTCTTTCCTGCACGAACATGGTTTCCTACTTCGTTGATCATTTGTAGGACGGAAACTGCTCCGGGGGCAGAATTAGCAACATTTCCTATATCATCACCACGGGGTCTAATTTTACTAACATTAAATCCAACCCCTCCTCCTGCACAGGATATACGATACATATCCATTACAGTTTTTCCAATTGAATCAACATTATCCTCTGGTATGATGACAAAACAGTTTAGCAGATTCTGTCTACGGCTTCTACCTGAGCCGTAAATAATTCTACCTCCGGGAATGAAGTCTCCAGATGCAATAGCTTCATAGAAGGCTCTCTCGACCCTTTCCTTTTCATCGTCTTTTTCAGCAGAAGCGATTACTTTAGATATTGCTTTTGCTCTATCAGACCACTTAGTCTCTCCGGGATAAGCATAGCGAGCTTCGAAAATTTCTTGACCTAGTTTATTTAATTGCGTAATCATTAAGATCTCCTTGATAGATACGATACACCGTTTTGTTTTGTTACTGTTAAGACTTTACAATTATCTATTAACGATTTTAGATAATTGTTATGTGTTATTATAAATAAAGTCTTATCTTTCTTTAGTTCGGATAGTAGTATGTAGAGTCCATCTAAACCATCCTGATCTAAATTTTCACCAACTTCATCCAAAAACATTAAGTTAGTGCTATCTCTTTTAGTATTAGTGAGTAAACTTTGTAATCCTAACATTACTGCTAGGCTTATTTTACGCTTTTCACCACCAGATAA